GCTAAACATTCTTTATCTTCTTGGCAACCAAGCTCTCGGTATTCCCAAGTCTCGTCCTTGCCACCCTCATAGCGACCAGCGAAGCCCATTCCTGGTTCTTCGTACTCAGCCACGACTGTAATACCCTTCTTTTCAAGGGCGTCGTAGACCGGGATAGGTGGAGACCAAGCTGTATCGAATGCTATATTAGCGTACAGCTGACCATCATCGTACTCCTCGGTTTCAGTTACGTCAGCATAACAAGCCTCCCACTTTGTACCCCAGTTAGACAGTCTCCAGTCGTACCAGTTATCTCCTTTGCCAGCAGTCGTATCTTCCAACTCCTTGGGCATAGGAACTATAGTCTCAAAGAGCTTGCAGCTGTCCTTGCCTTCGTACTTGGCAACGGCATCTACTATCTCTTGTATTTTAGTTTTATCTCCACGAACGTAGAGATGATTTGAACACCAGTTCGGCATTTATTTGTCCTTTCTTTTCGTTGTTAAGTGTGAGCCTTGTAGTACTCACACGCTTCATCTATTCCGAAGTCGTTGAGGAGAGTAAACTCTCCGTACCACTCCTTGAATTTCTTCCTCATATAGTCTAGTCTATCGGGGAATACGTCAATCTTATATTTCTTGAATCCGTATTTGTAGAAGCCCTTCTGTCCATCATTGGTAAAGACAATAAGGTTTTTCTTAACAAGGGATCGTACCTCTTTCTTGATTAGGTGGTCATCCAGTAGTTCTCCTACTGCTATGTCTAGACTACCATCTATGTATCCAGTTTCGGAGTACTCGGACTCAATCTTTACATTGTCCTTGTACCACTTAAAAATGGTATCTAGTTCCTCGTGATACTCCTTAGAGGTCTGAGGATTCTTAGGGTGCTTGTAGTGCATATCACACCCACCGATACCATCGTTGCTTACGATAGCAAATGGTTTGCCATCGACGTACAGATCAGCTTGGAAGCAAGCAGTTTCTTGACTAGCAAACTTACTGTACTGTATTTTTTTCAGTTCTATGTTCATTTTTTTATTGTAGTTCTGACTCCAGGAATTCCTGGGTCGCTTGTTCTTTCAGTTCGCTACTCTCCTTAGTTGTAAGGACAGTATCAAATTTTTCTCCATCTTCGTCATATACTTCGTACTCAAAAATATCTGAGTCAATAATCTCGATGTCTTGCCACTTCTCTGTGACCCATTGGTCGCCACAGTATGAACTGCTCTCGCAGTTCACTACTTTGTAGGACAGACTTACTGTAGCGTACGCTGTCATATTATAACTTAGGTTCATCTCTGTTTCCCAAGTTGTTTCTAGTTCTTCTTCTACTTCTATCATTGTTTTCTTTCGTTAGTTACTCTTGATAAATGTTCTGTACCCATCTGTGAGTCCTTGCATATTGGCCCCAGCTCTTTTGAATGCGAGCATAAGGGTCATAGCCTTGTCGGGACATCCGTCTGAGAAATAACTCAGCGCTCGTCCATACTTGCCATAGTTGTTCTTAGTAGTTTTTATACTGTTCTCTATATTATCGACTACGTGCCTAAGCTCATCAGCCAAATCGTCTATGTATTGTTCTTGTTTTTTAGTCATTTTTTCCTTTTGTTAGTGGTTTATTCGTTACTGTATATTATGATCTCGCCATTAGTCGGATCATCAGTAATTGAATCTCTTATCTCAAGACGACTAGCCCAGTAATTAACTTCGGGTTCGTGCTCATCGTTGCTAGTTCTTTCTTCAATACCCTCGACTACTCTTACTGTGAATTGTGCTGATATTGGATTATCTTGTATGCATTTTAGTAATGCTTGTATTAGTTCTTTTGCGTTCATTTATTTCTCCCATTCTTGTTTGATCGCAAGCCATACAATGGCTTGAAACTGGTAGCCTTTCATTCTACGTTTTCCGGCGAGCTTGGCAGTAATAGCCTCCACTCTTCGGTATTGTTTAGCTGTGATAGTGTCCACAGTATCCACTACACCTTCTCCAGGTTTCGTTAGACACGCTCTGATGTGCCACGAATCAATTGTTATATGATCGGGCGACAGTAGACCTACGTTCATTGCAAAGCTGTGAGTCTTCGGGGATTTGTCGGATATCTCATATCCTCCTTCGAGGGTTCTCCAAGCCTTACCTTTATTCTCGTGCGTATTGCACACAGTAAAGCTGTCTATTCCTTCATTACTCACGAACGCCTTGACCATTGCCTCGGCGTCTTGCTTGTTCCTTTCCCATCTGCTTCTCGGCGATAGGATTGATGTTACTGCAGCCACTATGTAGGAATCGACTTTGTACCTTTTGCTTATGCCTTCGCAAAAGCTCTGGGCCTCATAATACCATACTCGACCATCTTGGCGAGTCTTCCTACTAGCTGAGTTGTAACGATCAATTAAGTTCTGTTCGATTTCTTGATCGTACAGATTTACTACTGATCTTTTCATACTCGTTTATACCCATCTCCAGTACGGAGCTGGCATTATATCGTTAAGGGTTTCTCCCTCGGCGTACGATATTGCGTACTCCCTTATTTCATCTAAGGGAACATCGCCAAGTTCATCTTCTAGACCGAGCACTAGTCCGAAGGCTATCCCGTTTTCGTCGGGTTCTTCGAGGTAGTACTCCCACATATTTTTAAGAACTACGTGCATTGCAACTTTTAGTTCTGAGTTATACTCCGAGGACTTCATTGTCCTCGTCTTCATTTTTTCTTTTGTTATCATTTTGATTTATGTTTATTAGTTCATCTACACATTTGTCTAAATGACTTTGTGCTTCTGAAATCTTATAAAAGTGGTATATAATCTTTTTCGATAATACCACTTTGTCGTATTCCTTTTTACTTTCCCCTCTCATATGCATAAGTGAGAAACCAGGAATTTTATGTAAATCATTTATGTCCATAGGCTTTTTTTTATTCGTCCTTAAACCCTTCCATTTTCATACGTTCTACAGTTTTACTCTTTACGAGTTCAATCTGTTCTTTAGTTAGCAAACTCATAGCAAAGGTTGCCATAAGTTCTATCATTCGAGTTTCAACTTCCTTAGGCATTATGCGTGAATCGATGTTCTGACCATAGTAGCGTTGCCACTATAATCTAATCCTAAGCTTGCGAGTGAAACTTCCCCTTTAATAACGAGGTTCTGAATAGGTTTAACAGTCGGCATTGCGTCGACTGGTTCGGCTTTGCGAGCCTTGCGAGCTGGTCTAGTTCTCTTTTTATAATTGAATGACCAGTCACTTTTTCGTGGAAGTGATGCTGTATCACGCCACAAGCAACTTGTATTTTTAGTTCTTTTCATTTTTAACAGTGCAAATCTCTGTACCAATTCAGAATGAATTGGCAACGCCAACAGCTAACGTGAAAGCAATTTGCGTGAGTTGGCTTGCTAGCTTTCAATAGATTCGTTCATTTTACTCACTAGCTTTCAATAATAGTAAATTGTCAGTTTCCTATTATATCAGATCCAAGTAGCGTCTAATTACTATTGTAAATTGGTTCTATTTTCGTGGGCTGGCTCGCGAGTATGCTTCTCGGTTATTACGGCTTCCTTAAGATTTACCATTTTGCAAGCTTATCAAATCTTTAAAAGTCAGCTATAATTAGAATATGACTAGTTTTTTGAATATATCGAGTAAAAAAGATGCCTTAAATGATTGTATTAGAACAGCTTATATAAGTTATAACTAGTATAAGTAATTAATAAATGAGTCAATTTGACTCAAAAAGATGGATATTTTTGCCAAAAAGATGGATAAAATCGACTTTGCGTATATGGGCTTTAAAATGTTTTTGAATACCTAGTGTCGCAAAAAGATGAAAACGCTTTCTAGAGCCTTACAGAGCCTTTACGGGCTATATTAGCCGTGCTTATGGGTTCGTCGCACCCGGATTAGCTATGCTTATACCAGGATCCATATTCAACCCGGAATTAGCAAATCTAATAGTAGATTAGGTTATAAGTAACGCTAATATGCTACCCTAATATATTGCATTCCAAAAGAATATTTTTATCACTCAAAAAGAAAACTTTGATCGTTTAAAAATCGCATTTTGATTAATCAAAGTCCATTCGGGCCATCCAGAAGCAAAAACTAGTGAACATAAATGCAGTAAACATATGCACACTACTTTTTAAGGGGTGGTGGGAGTCAGAAAAAAATGCAAGCCTTCTTTATATATACATAAACTACGCCTCAAAAAAATATCTTGCTCAAGGGCGTTTGCCCCTCAGCCCCCAAGGCTGATGGGGCTTTGCGACATAACTCTTATATTTCAAGGTACAGCTTCGCCATAAGCGAAGCATCTATGACGTAGACCGAAGTCAGACTAGGTATTATCGAAGAGTTATCCATAAGTCACAGGCATTATTTTATCGTACCCTTCACGCTACTTCAGGGGTACGAACCTATACTGCAGCGGGCTGACCCTTGTCCCCAAGAGGCATTATTCCTAGTGCAGTACCGTGAAGTTTAGTGTCCTTCGGGTGGCTATCCCCGGAAATCGTTATCACCCGCATCGGGGCTTACTTCCTGGACTATGTATTGGTATAGTAACACAAGTGCCAAGTCCCTTGTCAAGCTAAAAAGTATTGACATAGTACTATTTATTTTGTTATCTCTGCCCTATGGAAGAGTCACCTACTGGCAAGGAAGAGCTAATGGATGAAATAAAATCAGCTATTGATAAAGTAGTAGAGGTCAAACAACTATCCCAAATCAAAAGCCTTTCTGTGTATAACCCAGATAAAGTAGCAAAGCTACTTTACCTATACAGCAAAGGAACAAGCCAAACTGCTCTTGTTAAAAAGTATGGTTTCTCTAGAAATACTATATTGAATGTTCTTGTAGATTACTCTGATCATCTGGGCAAACTTAGAGAAGTAGCTGGAAAAGTTTCAGCGAAGAACTATATGAACATATCTTCCTTGGAGGAAGATTTGATAGACAAGGTTCGGGACAGAATGGAGAACGACCCCGAAATGGAAGTAAGCTTCAAGGACTTAAAGGAACTATCAATAGCCAAGGCTAACTCTTTTAGGGAGGCTATGACCTCTCGTGGTGAGGCTAGTTCCATAACTGAGGATAGACAAGTTGTCACACAACAAGACTACGAAGAGACCCTAGCCGCTGCTAGGGCTAGGATTGATGAAATGAAACGTGTTGACGTAATAGAAACTTAGTCAAAGTTATGGAGCTAGTATTCACAGAACACCCTTGTCTAACAGCTCCGTCAGACGAAGAAATAATAGCTCTAGGTGAAAAAGACCCAAAGTTGCTGGAGCAACTTTATATAGCACACGAAGGTAGGATTAAGTCCTCCATAGAAGACCCAGTACGTCACGGGTTCGACCTAGAGGGTTGGGTTCGTATACAAGCTGGTCTGGACGAGTTCAACGAAGTTCTAGCCCTCGGTGGAAACAGAAGTGGTAAGACGACCGGGTGCGCCAAGATGCTAATGCAAGCAGTAATTGATAACTCCGATGGTCATATTGTATGCTTCAGTCAAAACGCTGATACATCTATTAAAGTACAGCAAGCTGCTGTATGGTCTATGATGCCCAAGGAGTTTAGAAAGAAAACAAAAAGTATTGAAGGATATATTAATTATAGTATGCAAAATGGTTTCACCGGGAGTAGTTTTATATTTCCAGACACTAGAACTAGGGTTGACTTTAAAACTTACACTCAGTTCAGTAATAACCAAACAATACTGGAAGGTTTTGAGTTCGGGTTCAAAAGTCCCAAGGGTAACAACATTGGGGCTTGGTTAGACGAATACCTGGGTGACGCTGCTCTAGTTAATACACTTCGATTCAGACTGGCTACTCGTGATAGCAAAATGATAATCGGCTTTACGCCGATTGATGGTTATACTCCCTTCATTGCTGACTACCTTAAAAACGCCGAGACCATACAAACAAGACCAGCTGTCTTGCTGAACAACAAAGCAGTACCAGTAGCGCAATACAGTCCATCAAGGGACGCTGCAGTAGTATACCTTCATTCCGACGAAAACCCCTTCGGGGGATATGAGCGTATAGCTAAGGACTTAGAAGGACGACCCGATGACGAAATAAAAGTTCGTGCGTACGGGCTACCAGTCAAGTCAACCAATTCTTTGCTACCTTACTTCAACACAGAAGTAAACGTACTGTCAGAAGAACCAAACAAGTACGGTATGACCTTCCCCGACATATCGGACACTAAGAAATTTACGGTGTATCAAGTTGTTGACCCAGCTGGGGCTAGGAACTACACTATGATCTGGGCTGGGGTAAATGAAATTGGCGAAGTTTATATACGAGCCGAATGGCCCGACCGGGCATCATACGGAGAATGGGCTATGTTTGGTGACCCCAAATGGAAGTACGGCCCAGCGTCCAAGAAAGTAGGTTACAACGTAGAAGGATACTGCGAACTCTTCAAGGAAATAGAAGGGGACTTAAATTTAAAGGTTACTGAAAGGATTGGGGACTCCAGATTTTTCGCTAGAGAAAACGAAAACAACGATGACTTATTCACAGCCTTCTATGACTACGGAATTAATTTTATTCCTTCAAGTGGTGTTATGGAGGAACAGGGCATTGCTGCCCTGGACGACTGGTTTAATTACAATCCTAATATAGACATAGATGAAGCAAATAGACCTCTGTGCTACATACATAAGGACTGTGGAAACTTGATTGACAGTTTAATTAACTATGGGTCAAGGGGAAAAGCTGACGAAGCACTCAAGGACTTCTTCGATGTAATACGTTACTTGCGTATGTCCAACGGAGGAGAAGGCCCAGACTTTATAAGCCAAGGATCAATGATCGCAACTAAAAACAACAAAGGAGGTTACTAATGCCAAAGAAGAGACTAAAAGACATAGCCGAGGAATACGGAATGACATTTGATAAGGCTTACGATCTTGTTACCAATAAGCTCGAAGAAGAGCAAGTAACTGGTCGTGGGAAAAACTTATGGATATCAGAGAGAGGACAAGACATAATTGAAGACTTGATCCCGATGGTAGTTATAGATCGAGGGGTAGTTATTTCACAAGCACCTAACCCTAGATTTGTTTTTGTAAAGTCCAGGGGAACTATACAAAAGATACCAGTTCAAATTCCACTTGCTCTATCTGGTAAACTTACATCAAAGGTAATATATTTTGAAGCTGACCATTCTGGAGAAAAAGTAAAATATAAATATATTAAAGCACCTAAGCTTCAATAACTATTGTAAAGTATGATATATTAGTAGCATTTATGGATTCAGAAAATACTTCAAAGGCATTAACTTATGTCGATAAAACTCCGAGCATTGATACGCTCAGAAACGCATACGATCAAACAGTAACAGAATTAGAGTCCTACTTTGATTTATGTCGCACAAGTTACGACGATAGACGTAATTGGTGGCCCGGCAAAAGCCGTGATCACCGAAAGCACGGAGCTGATGCGTTCCCTTGGGAAGGTGCTTCCGATATGGAAAGTCACGTTATTGATGAACGTATTACTAGACTTGTTTCATTATTCATAGCTTCATTAAACAGAGCTAACGTGAGGGCGTTTCCTACTTCGTACGACGATATAGGAAGAGCTAAATTAGTTTCTAGTTTTCTTAAATGGATGGTATCTTCTGGGTACATTCCTCGCTTTGGGCGTGAAATGGAACTAGGGGCTAACTATCTTCTTGAAAGGGGCATACTTATTACATACATAGGCTGGCACAGAGAGGACAGAACTTTCCTTCAAGAACTTGATCTTGGTCAAATTGCTACAATAGCTCCAGAGATTGCACAGCTAATACAATCCGGGGATGAGGACGATACTTTGATTTCTATGATCGAAGGAACTTTTCCTGGAGTTAAAAAGTCCAGAGCTAGATCAGCACTTAAAAAACTTCGCAAGAATGGAAAGGCTGAACTACCAGTAGTAAAAAGAGAAGTAGACGCTCCTCAAGTAAAAACACTAGCCCCCGATGGGGACTTCTTTTTTCCTCCATACGTTACTGATCCACAGAGAGCACCTTACTGTTTTTGGAAAACATACTTCACCCCTCAAGAGTTAGAAAATAAAGTTGCTACTGACGGCTGGGACAAGGAGTTCGTTGACTATGTAATTGAACATTATCGTGGAGTAAATAACGACAGTATAGAAAGAGAACAAGAAGGAAGAAGGTCAACAAGTCTAACGGACAATGCTTACGAGGCTGATGAGTTAGTTGAAATAGTTTACGGATACCAAAGATTAATTGATCCTTCCGATGGGGCTGAAGGTATATACTGTACAATATTTCACAAGGACTTCAGCGGCAACCAAGAAGCTCCAGGTTTTGCAAAGTTTGAATTACTCAATGGGTACGAGGACTACCCAGTTGTGGTAACAAAACTTTCCGAGGACAGTAAACGTCTGTATGACACAATGACTATACCAGACGTTCTCCGTGGAATACAGAACCAAGTAAAGGTAGAGAGGGACTCAAGGGTTGATCGAAACAGTCTAGCAACTTTACCACCAATACTTCACCCGGTGGGTCAAGCGCCTAGCGACTGGGGACCTGGTAGAATGATTCCTTATCGTCGTAAGGGGGACTTGGACTTTGCTCCTACGCCACCTTCACCAACTGGTTCTATTGAAATAGAAAAAACTTTAGAGCAACAAGCCGATAGGCTTGTAGGGTTGGACGAGACATCTAGTATTTCTGGAATACGAAAACAGTTCTTAGTTGATAAGTTCTTGCATCACGCAGCCGAGGTAATGTCAATGACCTTTAAGTGTTTCCAAAGGTTCGGCCCCGATGAAATATTCTTTAGAGTAACTGGCAACGCTGACCCAATGAAAATGACAAAGGGTAGCGCTGAAGAAAACTATGACATAATGATTAGTTATGATGTCCTTAACTCCGATCCAGAAGCTCAAGAAAAGAAACTTCAACAAGTTGTTGCCTTGACACAGATGGATAGAAATGGTCGTATCAATATGGATTCATTAATGGATATAGCAGCCGCGGCAGTTGACCCAGTACTTGCTGACGCAGTACTGCAACCAGCGCAACAAGCTACCGAACAAATTACTAAATTCGTAACTGATGACCTTGCTAAGATTTACTCCGGGATGGAAATGCCAGCGAGACCTAACGGTGGTCAAATTGCTATGCAAATCATTCAGCAGTATGCTTCACAGCCAGACATTGCACAGCGTCTTGGCGAAGACGAAGCCTTCGCATCTCGTCTTCAAAAGTATGTTGGTCAGTATCAGTTTGCTCAACAGCAGCAAATCAATGCCACTCAGTACGGTCAGTACGGAACTTCAGCCGCAGCTGTCGGCAATGTTCAAACTCAAGGACTGGCTCAAGGCTAATATGGCTGACAACAAAAGCACTTCTGATCAAGCGGCAGATCGGGCTAGAGACCTTAGATTCAAAGAGGTTAATGCTTTAGTACAAGAGTACTTTGGTACAGATCCTGGAACTTTGTCAGCTATCTATGGAAACATAGGTGTAGAAACTGGGGATTCTTATGACTATTTGCAAAAACAATATCAAGGAGGCCCCGGTCGGGGGCTGTTCCAGTTTGACTGGCACAGACCCTACTATGCTAAGTTTTTAAAAAAATATAATAAGAAAGATAGTCCTCGGTCTCAGATTGAGTATGTACATAAATCAATATACGACATAGGAAGCCAAGAAGAAAAAGACTTAGGTATAGGAAACGCAAAACACATACGAGAAGCATTTGCTTCTGGTGATCCTAAACGAGCTAATGATATGTTCATAGAAAGGTTCTTAAAACCTAAGAAAGAAAAAGCTCACAGAAAAAGAAGACTAGATACTACAATGAAGTATTTTGAAACCATTGTTCCAATTATGGAAAGAGCCAAACAACAAAAACAAAATGACATTAGAAAATGATCTTCAACAGTTAGCTAACTATGAAGCCTTCGCTAACTTTCTTGCAGTAGTAGAATCTTTAAGAGAAGAGTGCATAGCAGAAATGCACCAAGCAACTTCTGAAAACATACAACAATTATCCGGTAGAATTTTGACTTATGATCAGTTACTACAAATGTGTGACTGGAAAAAAATACAAATGATGCACCCCACTAAAGTTGGGCTTGTGTAGTATGTTAATATATTTTCATCGCCATCGCTCGGCGTTAAGGAGTGGAAACAAACAAATATATGTCAGACGAAATAGCAACGGAGATCGCTGAGTCCGTATCAGAAAATACAGCGGAAAGTAATAACATAACAGCGGATGACTTTGTAGCCAACCGCTTGGCTCGCCTAAAAGAGATATCAGAAGCACGGACGGAGGCATCCGAAAGTGAAGAAGAAGAACCAGAGGGCGAAACAGAAGTAGAAACAGAGGAGGAGGAAACTGAGGAGGAGGTTAAGGCTGAAGAGCCAGAAGCCGAAGCTGAAGTAGAATCCGAAGATGTTCTTTCACAGTTAGACTTAGATGAGATGTCCGAAGACGACCTTCGGGAACTATCTGAAAAACTTGGCAGTCGAGCAGTTGCACGATTTGGCGAGCTTACCGCAAAACGGAAAGCCGCAGAAGAACGTGCTGCTATGCTAGAAGCTAAGTTGCAAGAAGCACCTAAAACTCTCAAAGCACCCGGTAAAGTAGCAAATAACCCCTTCGCTTCACTTGATACAGTTGAAGCCATACAGGAAAAAGCCGAAGAAGTAAATTCAGTAATCGAGTGGGCAGAGGATACATTGTTTAATGCAGACGGATATGGCCCAGAGGATGTGGTAGTTAATGTTGGTGGCAAAGATTTAACCAAAGCTGATGTGCGTAAGACTTTATTGAACTCACGCAAATCAAGGGACAAGTTTTTGCCAGACCAATTACTTACTATCCAGGCTCAAGAACAAGGAAACCAATTAAGAGAAAACTACGCATCAAAAGCAGTAGAAGAGCTTCCTTGGTTGTCTGGAGATGATAATGATACTAGGAGTCAATATAATGCAATTATGCAAGACAAAAGAGTAAAGGATATGTTAAAGATTCTTCCACCCGATGTTTCAGCACAAATGCCTTACTTGATGGCTCACGCAGCAAACAGTCTTTACGGACGAAAACCTGTTGAGCAAGAAAAACCAAAAAGTTCTCCTAAGTTAAACCCACCAAAGTCAGTTGACTCTGGTGCAACTAAGTCAGAAAAACCCGTGAACCCTTCTAGCAAGGTCGTTAAAAAACTAGTGGAGCAGTACAAATCCACCGGTAACCAAGCTGATTTCGTCAAATACCGTACGCAACTATTAAAAAACCGATAACCTATATAAAATATTATGGCATTCTCAAATACCTATGATACAACACCTCCAGGGTCGGCTGTTTCCAATAGAGAAGACTTGACTGATGTCTTGACTATTCTCGCTCCAGAAGAAACTCCCGTCCTTTCCTCGGCATCGAAACAACGTGCCGCAGCTACTAACACAGAGTGGACTGTTGACGTTCTCAGCGCACCCAGCACAGCTGGTATCGTTGAAGGCGCAGACGTTATAACTCACACCGACCAGTTTGCTGGTCGTGCTCGTATGGGTAACTTCACACAGAAGTTCCGTCGTGACTACAAAGTTTCTGATCTACAAGAAGCTGTTGAGTCCGTTGGCCCAGCTAAGATTGCTCAAGCTGAAGCTAAAGCAATTCGTGAGTTAAAGCGTGACATCGAAGCAACTCTCTGTTCTACTAACATAAAGCAACAAGCTACTGCTACTGATCCTTACAAGATGACTGGTCTTGGTGGATTCATTGACAGCGCTGCAGCTGACTCAACTGTTCCTGCTGGATTCAAGACTCCAGCAAGTAGCATCTACACAGCGACTGAATCAGCATCTGATGCTTTCAGCGAAACTATATTCAACGATCTTATTTCAAGCATCTTTGAAGTAAACGGAGTATCCAATGGTCTTGTCCTTGTGGCTGATGTTGGTCTTCGTCGTGTAATCAGCGACTTCGCTCGTTTATCAACAGTATCAACTGAAACAAGCATCCGTAACGTAAACTACGACGGCGGTGTTGCAGCAATCAAGCTCTCTGTAGAGCTTTACCAAAGCGACCACGGTGTCGTTTCTATCGTAAACGCTAACCCAGACTGTATGCCTAACTTTGGCGGAACAACTGCTAACTCAAGCGGTTACCTCGTCAACCCAGAGTACTACGGTGTTCACGAACTCATTCCTATGGGTTCAACTCGTCAGCCTAACAATGGTGGCGGTGAACGTGGTTTTGTTGATTGTGCCTTGACACTTGGGGTCTATCACCCACAAGCTCACGGCTTGATTCAAGACGTAAAATAATTCTGGTCGGGGGGCGCAAGCCCCCCACCTTTTATTATGCAAGTTGTAAACAAACAAGGATACTCTGATGAGGAAATAAACACCGCTTTACTGCGTGAGGTAGAACTTAGCCTTCACAAAGAAAAGCACACGGAAAAGCATAGATACGATCAAGCCCGGAAGGATGCTCGTAGCAATGTAGGCAAAGAACATCCTACTTTAGGTAGGTGTGTTGCTTCTATGCCACCAAGAGAATACTTTAGATTAATTAAAAAGTACGGACACGCAGAGGTTCATTCTAAAGAATTTCTAAAATACTTTCAAAAGAAGTTCGGCGATCTTAGCCCCAATAAAATTTAATGAGAAACAGAACATACGGAGATTTATTTAAACTTGTTAGATCACTTGCTGGAGTGGGTTCTTTTGCTCAATCAGAGGTGGATGATGTTGAGAATATTATAAACAGAAGGTTTGCAGAAGCATACAATTCAAGTCAGATCTGGCCCAGATATTTAGTTACTGGAGAGCCAAGAACTATTGTAGCTGGAAGAACTGTTCAAACATCTGAAGACAGCATTCATATATACGGAGCTGGTGATTCAGAAGTAAATGGACTTTACAGAAGAAACGAAGACGTTAATTCAACAGCTACATTTACTAAGTACGATTCAAATGAAATAAAAATTGGCAACGAATTATTTAGTTTAGTTTCCGATGGCACAATAGGTTATATAGTTAAGGGAACTCCTAGCTTAAATATTCGTTCAAATCCAAGATTATACCAAGGTACAATGCAATCTGAAACTACACCAATCAGTTATCCAACATCTGGTTGGACTACTGTATCTGGTTCGTCTCCAGCTCCTTTTGCTCAAGACTTGTCTCACGTAGGAGAGTTTCAAAGGATTCATTCTGACGAACCGTTTGTTAATAACTCAGCAAAAGAGTATGAATTTTTTGTTACATCAAGAGGAGCAGAAATTCTTAATGTTCAAAACAACAACGCTGGTTTGGCTTATGTGACATACAAAAAAGATTTCATTCCCTTTGCCGTTACTACTGATCACGGCGCAAGCACAGAGTTAGTTCCAGAAGAGTTTTTTGAGTTCATAGCTCACGCTTCTTATGCTGATTTCCTTCGTATGGACGGACAAACTGACAAGGCTTTAGCCGAGGAACAAAGAGCGCAAGTATACTTGGCACTTGAGCTTGAACGTGTTGATATAATGTCCAATAACAATACTGTTAACAAAAGATTTTCCACTTACGTTAATAGACAATCAAGATAAAATAAAATTATGAGTAGTTCAAAAAACAATACACTAAACTTTAGCGCTGCTGGTTCAGCAATAGCGGGTGGAGGAACAGCAATAACTGGAAACTTTGGAGCAATTCAGTTCCTTACTGATGGAACAATTGATGCTTTTACTGCTACAAATATTGACACATCAGTTGCAAATATAGCAACTTCTTTTGGTGCGGGAACAATTATTTATGGCAACTTTACCTCTGTTACTGTAAGTGGAGGAATAGCAGCTTTGCATAAAATTTAAAGATGCCTAATTCGTCTTTAAGTCTTGGCTTAGGTAGATCATTAGAGTCTGATGCAAAGCCAGCTTTTTTTACTCCAGATGCTTCGTACTGGGGAGTAAAAAGTTTGCAGGGTAGACCTACGATGTACGAAGTAATGAAAGTAAGAAGAAGTACTGACAATGCTGTGAGGACTTTTACAGAAGGAGAAATTAATGATGGCACTATGCTTTCTTGGGTAACTGCTTCGTCATCAACTGCTGATGGATATGTAAGACAACTTTATGACCAATCAGGAAGGGGAAACGATTTCGTCCAGGATGATTTAAGTATACAACCAAAAATAGTATCAAACGGCGTCATACATACAGACACAGAAGGCAAAATAGCAATAGACGGAAAAGGGGCTAAAATGGATTTAGCTGAACCTTCAACTAATTTCTTTTCAAGCGACGGAAGCTGGTCTTTGTTTTTAGTAACAGATTTTCCGGACTACAGTTCAGCGTCACAAAGCAATGTAGGAATATTAAATTTTCAAACCAAAACCAATGGGGGAGCTAACTCAGTAAGAAAACCCACGCTTGCTGTTAACAAATCATTTAACCAATTAGCTGTAGCTCAACCTACTCAAACTGTTGGCTCTAACTCTACTGGAAACATTTATTTGCAAACATATCCCGGAGAACAATTATTCTCTAACTTTGGCGATCCTTCTTTGTCCACTAATAACAACGAAGGATTTTTAGATGCTTGTAGCAGAGGTGAAACTGGACACGCAACGACTGATTTAGCTACATCAGTAAATACAGAAACTGATGCCAATAAACACGAAGTAATTCTTTTTCAACCAAATGAAACTGGAGTCAGCACAAGTTTAACTGCTTTAATTTATTCTCCTACTTATTTGTTTAGTAAAAAAGAACAAATAGAAAGAGCTTTAGTTAATCTTTTTGATATAACTTTTGTTTAAATTTTTTATTATGGAAACTATACTTAGAGGAACTGTAGGATCAACTGGATTTTTTGCTTGTATGGGACTACAAAGCGTAAACAGCATAGTTAGCCTAATAGTTGGAGTAATGACTTTTGTGTTTCTTGGACTTTCTATTTATAAGTTACTGAAGGATTTAAAATGACTACTGAACTCATAGCAATGCTAGGTGGTGGTGCATCTGGGTTCTTGTTTAAGTTGATCGGCACAATGGTGACTGCTCAACAGAACAATGTAAATAATCTCATAAAAAAACAAGAGGCATCAAGCGCAAGCGCTGATGCAGCTGCTAAACGTACTGGCGATGGTGGCGCTTGGGTGCGAAGAGTTATTGTAGTAACAGTTTTATTTGGAGTAATTATAGCTCCCTTTATTCTAGCTCACAGCGACGAAGGAGTAACAGTAGCTAGTGAGTATAGTAAGTTCTTTGGGTTCAAAAAGGGTACAACATTTCAGACCTTGCACGGGTATGTTATACTACCAGAGATACGCCAAACAGTTCTAGCCATAGTAGGTTTTTACTTTGGTTCATCCTCAGTTAAATAATATGAAGAAATGTAATGTATGCAATAAACCCAAGAGCATTTGCTCTTGGTGTTTCCCTATTCAATGGATTACAAAAGCGCTCAACAAAAACTATCTGAACTCCGTGACAGCCTCGATAAAGTCCTTGGTGGCAAAGTCGAAGGCCCTAGCCGGGAGGACGCTGAAGAAGCTCTCAAGTCAGCTAAAGACGGTGCTAGGCGGGCTAAGAAAACGCTCCTAGGAAGAATCAAGGAGTTGCCAGTAGTTGACAAGATAACACAACTTGGGGCTGCTGGAACTGTAGCAGTAAGCACAGCTGCAGTTACACAAACTAATATAGCAGTAGATGAGACCGAAGTATTTGTAGCCAGCGTAGCCAATGATGTAGTTCACGAAAGACTAAGATTCCCCCCGGTGATAAATAACTTTGTAGACTTCAGCGCCTTGGACTCCTGGGGGAGAGAAGTAATGAAGGAAAAGATTGCTGCAGTAAAAAATGAAGTGGCTAAGGTAGAAGCCAAGGTATCACCAGTAGAGTCACAGCCCGCCGAAGAAACCAAGAGCCAAGAACCACAAGCCCAAGAAGAAAGTACTAACAACAGCAAGGAAGATGGAGGAAGTGCAGAGAAATCCGAGCAAAGTTCAGAAGAGGTTAATAGTGAAGAAATAAAAAATACAGAGGAAGCCGATCAGCCACAAGAAGAGGACATAGCAGAAGCCGTGCCAGAAGAAGAAGCTACAGAGGTTATTGATGATATGGATGAAATCAAACCTCACTCGGATATAGAAAGCGATGAATCTGGAATGATTCTAAATAAGGAAGAGCCAGTTGTTATACCAGATGAGGTAATAGTGGTATCTCCAGAAGGGGCAAGACAAGTATGATACAATATATAGTCGAAAACTATAAAGAAAATCTACTGGGTATGCTATTTGCGTACATAGGAATTTTTTCTATTATAGTTATGTTTCTTCCTAAAAACAATATAATATCAAGAGCCTTTAAAGAGTTTGCATCAATATGTACGTCTATCTTCAAAAAATAAAATTTTTATTTGCCCCATTGTTATTTGTTTCAATAGCTTGGGGTGCTGTACAATTAAACAGCGTCGTCTACGACCTAGCTGTTGAAATAGATGAAACTTACAGCGTTTCTGATTTTAACCCAGAGGGTGGTAAGACCTACTATAATCCAATGATATTTACAACGTCAGTAGGTGGACAGTTTGTATTTGAAAACTATTCTAGCAGTTTAACAGAAGGAACTCAAGACACTTCATTGTTAATCTATGACAACCTAGAGGCTGAGTTTATATTTGATCGCCCTTTAATATTTAATGATGGCCCCAACATAGGTTTTGGCGGAGGGCAACTTAGTACCTTTGAAGGTTTTGAAAGGTACGAAGAACCTTTTAATGGAACAATAACTTTAGCTGGAGACAGTACTTATGCTGCTGTGTTCTCATCTTTTTCACCGGATGCAATAGGTACTATGCAAGTTCGCTTAACTGCACCTGGTCAAATTTATAGTACTGATTTAGTTCCTATACCAGAGTTAAAAGATACTGGACTTTGGATAGCAATGATTATAGCTTTATTCGTAGCATTTAGTTACTTCAAAATAAGGAGTGACATTTAACCATAAACAAAAGGATATATTATGCCACAAGGAAAAGGAACATACGGAAGTAAAGTAGGTCGTCCACCCAAAAAAAAGAAAGCTAAGAAGATGGGCAAAAAAGGAAAGTGTAAATAATGCCATTCAGTAAGTACAGTTCAAAGCAAAAGAAGCTGGCTAGAGTTGCACCACCTCGTAATAAAATTACTGGGGCTGATTTTAAAAAATTAAAGAAAACTAAAAATGCACAAAAAAATACTAAGCGTCGCTAGAAAATTAGAGAAGGCGTCAAAGGCTCACGCCGGGCAAGCTAAACTATTAAGATCAATTGTAAACAATGGCAAAAAAAGCAAAAAGCGGGGGTAAGATATGCCCAGCCGGAAAGGCTTGGGCTAGGCGTACGTTTGATACATACCCTAGTGCGTATGCAAATATGGCTGCGTCTAAGTATTGTAAAGACCCAAACTACGCTAAGAAATCAAAGAGTCGTAAACGTAAGGCAAAATAATGGGACAACTCAAACAATGGAGAGAACAAAACTGGGTAAGGATAGGAACTGATGGATCAATCAAAGGGCCTTGTGGAACGTCTAAGGACAAGAAGAACCCAGACCGTTGTCTCCCTAAAAGAAAGGCTTTATCTCTCACGAAAGCGGAAAGAGCTAGTACTGCTAGAAAAAAGAAGAAGGCAGGAGCTAGAGGAAAAACAGTCGTCGCCAACACCCCCAAAGCAAAAGTAAGAACAAAGAAATAGACCTACGTGGTATAATATTTCAAAATTTAACCAAAATAAAATATGTCATCATCATCAGGAAGAGTAACATTTACATTAATCCAACAAGTTGGAAAAAAATTTAAAGATTTTAAAAGATCGCTTACTAAAAAAGACCAAGTAACAAAAGATCAGCTTAAAAAACCTATAAGTCCAAATAAAGACATACTAGGCCCAGACGGCAAACCAACTGGTTTAAAAACAACCAAAGGAATGACTGACGCTATTAATGAGCAGTCAAGAAAGCAAAACAGAAAACTCGTAGAGGACACAGCTGCACATAACGCAAAGGTAACAAGCAACAGAGTAAAAGTTGGTCTTGGTGGGGCTGGTGCAGCGTATGGTATTAATAAATTACGAGGCAGAGGTGCAAGTAACAATAATACTACTCAGACAAGGAACGTAGTTCCACAAAGGGAAACAGTAAAAACTAGTGTTCCTAAACTTAAAGACACAACTGTATTTGTAAACTGGAGAGACAGACCTTATTCAATTGATAATAGTAGACGTCCCGGAACAGAAACAAAAAGAAAATTTTTACCTTTCTAGTATGGCTGATAAGTCAAAGATGAAGTGCAATGTACCTCGCCGAGAGGTACAAGGTGGAAAGAAGTTTGTCGTTAAAGCCTGCGAAGGTGGCAAAGAAAAACTTATAAGGTTTGGTGATGCCAATATGACGATAAAAAAGAACAGACCAGCTAGGAAAAAAAGCTACTGCGCTCGTAGCGCAGGTATAAAAGGCAAAGGGAAAATGTCAGCTAACTACTGGAGTCGTCGTGCTTGGGATTGCTAATGAGTAGATATACTTCATACGGCAGTCTTGATGACCGCATCGCCCAGGATGGCGATGTCGGTTTTATAGGTTTTAATAATCGACTAAGACCCGACCAACTAGGTCGGGGCGTTCTTGCTACTTCAAATAACTTACGCCTTGATCGTAATGGACAAGCTCAAGTTAGAAAGGGCATACAAATTGTTGAAGCTCCCTTTGCTGTAGGCGGAGAAGTTTTAAGACTTCCTACAGAGAATCAACTTGGAGATAATATTACAACTATGCTGCCTACTACAATTAGGTCAGCTAGTTTAGATGATTCAACTAAAGTAGTAAGTCTAGTGCTAGATAATCCAGCGATTGAAGTAGGTCATTCATTTGTAATAGGCAATGAAGTTATTGTTCAAGGAATAGGGTTTAGTCCCAGAACTGGAACAAACCCCAACGGAACACACACTATAACTGGGGTCACTTCTGGTACTGATACAACTACAATTACTTATGTTCTTTCTGGAACGGTAAGTGCGACATCGTACTCTGTAGGTAACGCATTGCCGCAAGATTTAAGTTTTCTTTTAAACGTTCAAAGTACTTCAGCGGTAATTGGTTTCAATATGGACATTGATATCAATAAAGTTACTCTGGTTTTTGATAGTGCTGGGTTTAGTGATCCAAATGATGACGCTAGTCAGTACATATTTATTGCGTCAAACAGTAAAGTTATTGCTAAGAACTTAGCTACTAACGCCGTAACACAAATTAACTACCCAAGCGGAGAAACTGTTCCAGAAAAATCATCAATGCTTCAAGCGTTCAATAAAGTGTTTGTGTTCAGAAACGGACAAACTGCACTTGAGTGGAATGGCAACTTTGACCCAGTAGCTGCTGGAAGTTTTGAAACTGGCAAGTCCTACACTATAGTAAATCCCGGTGACACAAACTTTGTTTCTTTGGGTGCTGCTAATAATTTAGTAGGTACTGTGTTTACGGCAAATGGAGCTGGCAATCCAGGTGAAACTGGAACAGCTTCTTACAACTTTCAATTAGTTCCTAGTGGCCCTTATACACAGCCCGGCGAAATATCTGCTGTTGCTAATGGTGTAAAAATTGAAAGTGGAGTAGCTACTGTTGAGTTTGGTACTGGGGCTGTTGCTGGTATGAACACCGGGGACATTGTAACAGTAACTGCTAAAGGAGATTCTGACTATGCTGTTGGTGATTCATTTGTAGTATCAAGCGTTGATGATGCTAATGACAAAATAACATTCCCAACAAAAGGAGCAGACGAAAGTACTGGTTTTACTGGTGTTATTTTTCAAAGAGAAATATCAGTAGGTATGGGATTCATACATATGCCAGCGCCAGAGTACGCTGTGTATCACCAGCGTAGACTGGTAATGCCTTTTAGATTTGTTCCTGGCACTATTGAAAATGACTTTACTGCACGAGGAATCTTGGACGAGGTAATTGCTTCTGACATACTGGATAGTGATACCTATGACCAAGTATTTGGTCAGTACAGATTTAATGCTGGGGAGGCTGACTTTAATGTAGGTTTGCACTCATTCGCTGAGGACAAGTTAATGGTCTTCAACAGAAACAGTATACACTTAATTCAGAACACTACTAGTTTACAAGGGGCTACATCTCAGCTACTAACCAACGAAGTTGGTTGCGTAGCTAGAAAATCAATTGTTCAAGTGGGAAATAGAGTTATATTTCTTTCTGACAACGGAGTGTACGGAACGGAGTTCTTGGATGAGTACAATCTTCGTGGAACAGAGACTCCACTAAGTGAACCTATTAATGTAACAATAGAGAACATTAACAGAGACCAATGGCAAAACTCAGTAGCTGTTTATTTTGATAATCGTTATTTTATCGCCGTTCCACTAAACTCTTTTGATGAAAATAATCAACCAGTTACGGCCCAAAGAAATAATGTAATACTTATTTACAATTTTCTTAACAAACAATGGGAAAGTGTTGATAGTGTCGAAAATACTAACTGGGACATTGATAACTTAATAGTTGCTGGGGAAGGAAATCTCCGTGGGGTTTATTGTGTAAACAGATTTGGAGGCATTCATAGACTTGACTTCAGAGAACAAGGCGATGATTTGGTAGTCGTTGGCATTGGGGACGAAAGTATACCTACTCCAATTACAGCAGAAGCAACCACCAGGCAGTATACCCTTGGAAGTATGGATAGAAAAAAATGGAAAGAGTTCGACCTACACGTTCAAGGAGCTGACAATAACGGGACTCAATCAAGTGTGGATATAAATATAGAAACTGAGAATCCAGACTTTATTAATTTCCTACAAAGCACGGGAACAATAGAACCAAAGAAAGACCTTTCCATTCGTGGTAGAATAGGTAACCAAAGAGGTTACGGAATACAATTTAAATTTAATAATACAATAGGTAGGCCCATAATACGAGCTATCGAGGTTGAGGGTACTACTTCTATGAGATCAACACAACTAGCAGAATAATGGCAATCATATCAACAAATGGATCATTTGGTAGCACGGATACTGTTACTAGCACGAATCTTAATTCGATAGCTGATGGAGCAACTTTTAGCGACCCAGCTGACGAATCATCAATTGAACTAATTACTTCTGGTGGAAACGCTGGGAAGCTAGGTATAAAGGATGGTGGCGTTACCGCCACCAAGTACGACGACCTTAGTATTGCTGGAGGAAAGATTGCTAATGACGCTATTAATAACGCTAAGATAGCTGACGGTGCAGTTAATACAGAAAATATTCAGACTGGCGCTGTAACTTTTGCAAAAATTCAAAATGTTGCAGGTAATACTGTAGTAGTAAGAAATGCAAGTAGTACTGGCGACCTAACAGCCTTTACAGTATCTAACCAAGAAATTCTAATCGGAGACGGCACCGGGTTTCAGTCTCAGAAACTTAGTGGTGACGTTACTATGAACAATGTTGGAGAGGTAACAATTTCCAATAATTCTATTACGGCTGCTATGTTACTTAAATCAAGTGTTATGGCTGCTATTTATCCAGTTGGTTCATTATATATGAACGCAAATGTTTCGACCAACCCAGCTACACTACTAGGAATGGGAACTTGGGAGCAGTTTGGTAGAGGTCGAGTTATTGTTTCACAAAGCACGGACAGTAGATTTAATAGCGTCAGAGAAACTGGTGGTTCTTATTCTCACGTTTTAACCGACAGTCAAGTACCAGTTCGTGATCACAAGCACTTTGTTTTTAGAAACGGTGAAGTTCCTTTTGGTATTGGAGCTGTAACATCAAGTACAGCAACAGCAAGCTATGGTCACGATGGTAGTGAAAGTTATAATGCTAGAAAGTCAGCCAGCAGTTTTCAAGCCCCTAACGTAGGACTAACAAGTGATCCCACAACTAGTCCTACAGCTAGTGCTCACAACAACATACAACCATACATAGTAGCGTATGTATGGAGACGAACAGCTTAAAATTATGGCTATATTAAATTCTGGAAAAACATTTGCAAATGGCGAACAGCTTACAGCTGATAAACTTAATCAAGTAATTGAAGAAGCGTCGTTCAACACGAATAACGCCGTTGACGGAAGTAGTACTACCGTAATAGGTACTGCTATATCTGTTAGAGACGGAGGTATATCTCCGTCTAAACTCTCTAGTGGAGGCCCTAGTTGGCGATCCTCTGACGGAGCATTGAGAGTAGGAACAGAAAGTGATGACTCAAGCAGACCTCTTGCTTTTGTCAAAGGAAGAAGACAGTCTACAAGAGACACCCTTGAGCTAAACGCCAATGATGATATTGAATTGACTACTAACTCAAGTATAACTGGCGCTTCTGACAACAATAAAAGGATGGTTGTAAAAGGAAACTCTGGAATGGTTGGTATTAACCAAACTTCTCCGGTAGGAACTTTACACATTACTGACATTGGAGATACTCGTCCTACTGTTTTTCTAGAGGGTGCAAATGCAAACGAAGGAGACATTGCTGTAAGCCACACAGAAGCGCTTCAAATAGGACATTGGAACAAAAACAATAATTCTTTTACTGAAAGAATGACCTTTCATAACAACGGAAATGTTGGAATAGGAGAAAGTTCACCATCTACAAAGTTAGAAGTTGGCGGTAATTTCAAAGTCAGAAGTACTGCTGCTGAATTTAATCACATACAACTGGAAAATAGTTCTGAAGTATTTGCCTTCATAGGTGGCAGAAACGGAGACTTGTACATTAATGCAGGTGGAACAAAAGACAAATTAAGGCTCGCTACTAACGGTTCTGATAGACTTTTAATTCAACAAAACGGAAATGTAGGAATCAATACTACTAGCCCGGACGAAAAGTTAGACGTTAACGGAAACATTCAACTTAATGGTAACCTTAAAGAAGCAGTTAATAATAATCTTCTAAGAGTCCAGGGTGGACACGATAATAGTGGAGCATCACAAGGAGCGCATCTAGATTTATACGGAGGAACTCACTCAGACCATCCTAGTCTTGCTATATTGGACGCAGACGAACATAGATTCAGAGCGCAAGACGGTTCTCCAGATTATCTAAAAATTAACCGAGGTGGAGGACTAACAATAACCAAAGCTGGTACAGACCAACATATAACATCATTTAATACCACCCAAGGAAGTTCAACTAGGGGCTTGCACATAAAAACCCCGATTGATTCAAACCACAATAGTCCATTCCGTTTTCAAACGGGTAATTCTATAAGTTTTGAAATAGATAGTACGGAAGCTATGCGTGTTGCAGCGGATGGCAAAATATTAGTAGGACAAACAACTTCACCTACTTCTGTTGCTAAAAGTTTATTTGTAAATGGAAGAATAGGTTCTCTTAATACTTATAGTCAAACCACAAGTAGTTCAGCAAATCTTTTTATTGGATCAAGTGGTTTATTTCAAAGAAGTACCTCTTCTGCTCGTTACAAACAAAACATTCAAGATTACGATAAAGGAATTGATGCAATTAAATCTTTACGTCCGGTGTATTTTGAATCAATCAATGAGGATGACGATCATACTTATGCTGGTTTTATTGCTGAAGAAGTACACGATGCGAATTTAACTGAGTTCGTTAATTACAACGAAGAAGGTCAACCAGATGCTTTGCATTACTCAAATATGGTTGCTGTTTTAACCAAAGCTCTTCAAGAATCCCTTGTTAAAATTGAATCCCTAGAAGCTAGAGTAGCTAGTCTTGAATCCTAATGGCTTACAATCGTTTACTTCAGTCAGTACAAATTGCCCTTGAGAATAAAACTCAGAAGGGTGCTATTTTGGCTATGGACGAAGTTGTTGATTTTTGTTTAACTCACGAAAACGGAAAAGTATTTGATGGCTGGGACAAAGAGCTTATCCGACTTATGGTCGGATATCATTGGGCCAAGAAAACATTAATTGTTCGCTACAATGAAGACCAAGAAATAAAGGGTGTCTTTATGTGGTACAATTGTAATGAAGAAGATGGATGGGAATTTATAAATAATTGGGAGGCTGACAGAGAAGACGGAGACAGTATATTTTTAGCATTTTTATTTGCTACTGGAGAAAACACATTAAAAGAACTTACATTAGATTTTTTAAATCGTTGCCCAGAAGCACTAGAAAAAAATAAAATTAGTTTACGTTATAGAAGTGGGTTTCCAAAACGTGTAAATTACGACAATCGACTTTTTAAAAAAATATTAAATAACTAAGAATTATGGGTGGTAAAGGCAAAACAACAATCAATCAACCAGACCCTATAAACTACGCTAAGGAAGCGTTTGAGTTTATGTATGGCCCTGGGTCATATCAAGGTTCTGGAGGAATGACAGATCCAGAGTTTAATAAAAGACTGCTTGAGTCAGAGGCAACATTTAGACCAGAGTACACAGCCCTAGAGCTTGCTGACATAAATACTATGCTGGAGGGCAAGGGAGACACTAAGGGTCTTAATCAGCTAATGGCTGATGCAGCAAAATCAAGTGGAGAAACTCAACGAGGAGAACTTGCTTTACAAAGGGCTGATGATTTAAAAGCTGTTCAACAACTAGCTCCACAGCTAGTCCAGGCTTATCGAGAAGCTGACCCAGAAAGTGCAGCGTTAGCAGACGCCGCTAGTGCAAGAGCTGGAGTAGCTACTGGAATGGGTGCTAAAGGGGAAGAACTTCTTGGTAGTAAACTTCGTGGCGCAAGTGCAGCAGAAAAACAACTGCAAGCAATGGGTATGAGTCGAGGTGATTTAACCCCTACAGAACAAGAAGCATTAATATCTGGTAGAGGTACTGAGTTTATTCAGTCCACCGGTGAACTTACACCTTTAGAAAAACGTAGAGCACAACAGTCAGCTAGACAAGCATCTCTTGCCAGAGGCAGAGAGATGGGACAAGGCGCACAGTATAACGAAATGCAAGCCAGAATGGCTGAGGAGCTGAACAAACAACAAAGGGAAATAGCTTTAGGTTCTCAGTTGTTAGGTCAAGAGGCAAATATGCGAGGATCAAGACTTGGTCAAGGTGCAAATATGTTGTCACAGTCCGACGCCCTTGCAGCACAGAGACGCAAAGAGTTAATGCAACAACAGCAACTTGGCTCTGGTTTAATTAGAGGAGAGGACGCAATACAATCCGGAAGGTTCGGACAAGCCTTTGGTATGAACCGAGCAATCGCTGGAGACCTAGGTTCAACTATACTTGGTCGTCCGTCTTCAGCCGTATCACTTGGACAACAAACACTTGGGTCAGCACAACAAGGTGCAGCTGGTCAAATGGGGCCACAATTATTTGATCCTAATATGGGAATCAACCTTGCTATGCAAGATCGAACCAATCAATTCAACTTACTTGGCGCACAAGCTCAAGCAGACGCTTCTCGTAGCTCTGGTCTAATGCAAGGCGTTGGTGCAGCCCTTGGGGCTTTCTGTTGGGTAGCTCGTGAAGTGTACGGAGAACAAGACCCACGCTGGGTACAGTTCCGTACCTGGATGCTTTGCGAATCTCCAAGTTGGTTTCGTAAGTTATATGTACGATTCGGTGAACGCTTTGCTAAATTTATATCAAACAAACCAAAAATTAAAAACATCATTCGTGTGTGGATGAACAACCGTATTAAATAAGATGGCATTTCAAGCAGGATCACAAATTGACCCAAGGCTCGCAGCCTTGGACTTTAGCGGATTTACTAATGCAGCAGCTATCCAGGGTCAAGGTATGGCTAGTATAGGAGAAGGCGTTGCAAAAGGAATAACCGGGTACAAGAAAAAGAAGAAACAAGAAAAAATTGACCAAGCTAAGGTCAATGCTGCTACATCTTTCGGGGACTCATTCATTAAACTCATTGGAGAAAAAGATGAAGATGGAAATATAAATCCACAAGCTGATGCCATAGCTGATATGCTGGCTGCTAACTTTGGAGCAGACATTCCCTTGAGCCAAAAGGCTGCTATGGCGGATAATTTTACTTCAAACGTTACAAATATGTTGTTGTTGCAAGAAAGGCAACAAGCTCCGGGAGTAACAATGCTTCCTGGTGGTATAGGTGTAGTAAATGTCGATGGTAAATCTACAGTTATAGACCCCTCTCGAATGAATCCAAATAGTGCTTTGAGTGGCGTAATGAATTATATTGGAGGTAGTCCTTATCCAAATGTTCCAGTAACTTCATCTGGATTAACAGCCGAAGAAGAAGCAGAAATGCTTGAATTAGAGCGTCAAGCTATGGAGTAACCAAACCCTATGGTTCTTTCCTTAGAGCAAGCAAAAAGACTTGAAGAACTTCGAGCAAAAAAACTAGCGTACGATAATTATGCTACTCGTGAAGCGTCCGAGGACGTTGCTATGGCTGTTGCTGAAGAGACCGCTGGCGATGATCCCACTATGGGAGAGAACGCTGCTGCATTAGCGGCTGAATTAGCAATATCTGAAGGTGGAAGGTTTGGAGGGGCTGCGGCTGGTAGCGCTGTTCCAATCATAGGAACAGCTGCTGGATGGGTCGTAGGAGGACTAGCTGGTGGAGCGTCTGGTGCTTACACTAGACAAAAAATGCTGGGTCAAGAAATTGACTACGGAAACATTATTGCTTCAGCGTTTATAAACATAATACCAATTCCAAAAGCTCTTACATTATTTAAGAATAAGACAGCCAATACTATGGCTGGTCAAGCAATCGTTGGGGCTGGACTGACAGCTGGGGAAGAAACAATGTCAACAGTTATCAACGAAGACAGACTTCCTACTGAAGAAGAAGTTATGTCAGCTGGTGTTGATGGTGCAATATTAGGAGCTGGACTCGGTGCTGTTGGTTCAAAACTAGAAGGGGCTTATAAGAAATACGCCGGGGTAGGAAGAGAAGAATTTAATAAAGCCCTTAGAATGGGTGATCCGGACGCAAGAATACTTGTTGACGGAATAATGAAGAATGCTTTGCGCCACCAGGAAGACGTTAGAAAAAATTATTCTGATTTTAGACTGGCAATAAAAGAGTCCACTATGGATAATCGGGCTAGACTTCAAGAGCTACAACTTACCTCTGGTGGTAATCAAATAAAATCCAAGAAAGGAGTCTTTGAAGTACTGGATGACGACGTTGATTATAACTTGAACTCTCGTTTAGCTGAAGTTTCTATAGCGGCTAAGAACGCAGAAGTTAAAGACATCTTTGAATTAGACGGACAGTTCCTTGTCAGCAAGGCTGACGAAATGGGTATGGAAGCTAGTGAATTATCTAAGATGATTGACAAGTATCTGTACGCTAAACACGCAATACAGTTCAATAAAGCAAAGTCCAAGTCATACAAAGGAGAAGGGTCTCCAGCTGGCATTAGTAATAAAGACGCTGAGGACATTATAAAAACATTCGAGGACTCTGGGCTTCATAAGACACTAGACAAAGTTATTGAGAGTAGGGCCAGTATGTCTAGACAAATACTAGACACCCTCGAAGAGGGTGGAATAGTAAGCTCTAAGTACGCTAAATCTTTAAGAGAAAAATATCCTAACTACGTTCCCTTGAATCGTGTAATGGACGAGGGTGGACAGTTTAGTCCCGGTTTGTACACAGCTATAGGTTCTGACAAATCTGTGAATGAAGTCTCCGCAAACATTCTTGGTAACTTGTCATCAGCCATTAGGATGGCTGAGGTAAACAAGGCTAATCAGTCCTTCTTAAAACTTGTACAAAAACAAGAAAACAGAAAAGCCGCAAGAAATGTCGTAACGATTTATAGATCAAAGAATGTAAAAGAAGGATCAAAGCCCGGTGGAAAGCCAGATGTTCCAAGGGACGTTGACCGGGACGCAGTAGTAACTGTGTTCGACAACGGCGTGAGAACATCAATGGCGTTCAAGGACAAGAGACTTGCTGCTGCTATGAAGGGTAGCAACAAAGCTGTTCTTCCAACATATATGAAGGCTGCTTTGTGGTACAACAGAACACTAGGAAGTATTTACACTAGGTTTAATCCAGAGTTCGTTATACCTAATTTGTTTAGAGATAGGTCAGAAGCCATTGTAAATGCTTCAGCGAAGATGGACTTGGGTAATGCAATTAAAGTTGTTAATCCAGTCAATGACATACGAACTATTCGTAGAAACATTCTAAATAAAAACAGAGTATCCAGCAACCCAGAGGAGGCTAAGATGGACGCCCTTTATAAGCAGTTCGTTGAGGACGGAGGTAGCACCGGAAACTTGGGCGCTGCAACAGTCAAAGACCCAGAGGAAGCTATTAAGGCTCTTCAGAAAACTCTTCATAAACCCAGTTCTAAAACAACTCTAAGAAAGGGTCTTGATCTTCTTGAGAGAGTTAACTCCTATGTTGAGGACTCAACCAGGTTCAATGTCTACCGACAAGCCTTGAATAATGGAATGACACGCAAGCAAGCTGCGCTTGCTGCTCGTGACAGTTCGTTTGACCCTTTGGTAAAAGGAACACAAGGAGATGTACTCCGGGCTAGTTATTTATTTGCTAATCCTTCGATACAAGGTGCAAGAAACTTCATTAGATCAATGAGTAACAGAAGAGTTGCTGGAGGAGTAATGGGTACTCTGATGGCAACAACATTATCACTTGATCTTTACAACCAGAGCATTGACCCCGACTGGAAAGAAAAACTAAAATCCAGACAAGGTGGTAGCTGGAGACTGGACAAAAATTTAACCATTGTTACTGGTGTGGATGAGGACGGAAATCTGTCATACTTCCAAGTGCCGATTGGTTACTCAATATATCCAGTAAAAAAGACAGCTGATTATCTTCAACAAAAAATTATTCAACAAGGTCTAATGGGTATACAACCATCTCAGTCAGAGATGGACAAGACAAAACTTGATAAGGTCGGAGAGTTAACCAGCGCTTTCATAGACGGATATAACCCGATGGGTGGTTCTATATGGCCCAGTCCGTTTCGCCCTTGGGTAGAGCTTGCAAAAAATGAGGATGGTCTAGGAGGAGACATTCGTCCCCCTTGGCTTGAGACCAAGAACATTAGTGAAGTAGAAAAAGTTTATCCCTGGACTATGGAAACTAGGGGTGGAGAGATGGCAATTTCTTTCGCCGAACAGTTACAAACTATGGGTATGGAAGTTTCTCCAGAAAACCTTTTGCATTTGTACCAGACGTTTGTTGGTGGCCCCGGTAATACAGTAAGAAGATTGTTTGAGTTTACTTCAAGAGTTGTTAATAAAGAAGAACTTAAACCAGCAGAACTACCTATCGCAAGAAGGTTTTTCGGGACAAGCCCAATGAAAACTTTTGAGGCTAGAAATTATGACGCTGATACTTTAGAGAACTTGAGTAAGGTGTACGCAACTAGGCTTCAAAAGGGCAATAGACTGGCTACAAATACCTTCAATAAAATGAAGAAGAAAGAAACTCCCGAAGAGAAAAGGCTAATTCTTCAAGACACTTTATCGCAAGTGGAAGACCCTTTGTTGGCTGAGGCTATACTCAAGTCCATTAATAAGAAAGTTATTGATGATCGCCTTGGTATTACTGGGGCTGATAGGAGTCTAAAGAATAAGACAAAGGTCGTAAGGGCTGAGTACTTCTTAAATAAAATTAATACTATGCCACCAGAACTTCTTGCTCCTTATCTGCAAACTATGCAACAGAGAGATATCCTTGATGAGGAAGTTGCAAGAATCATAACCGATCTGCAACGATTAAAAGCTCTAACCAGGTAGTAGCTCAAAGGACTTAGCGTCCTTCTCGTACACATACCCAACGTCTTTTGATATCCACTCCCTTCTGCTGAACTCAGTAGTTCTTGGTAGGTTTCTTTTGCACCATCCGAAGTCGTAGTCATCTTGTAATAATTTAGTTATGTTCCAAACGTGAGCAGTACCCTTATGTTCGGACACGTACAGAACTTGACGATTTGTTTTGTCTGCTACTTCACAGTTGGAATCAACCTTGCTTTTTTCTATTATCCAGGGGTCATATTTTTTCCTTCTGGATTTTATTTCTATGAGATAAGTATTGTTTGAGAAATCAAAAGTGCTGAATTTATCAATAGCTTTTTCAGTCCCCCTCATTGCTTCGGGGAATAGACTTACGAGACCTTTGATTATCTCAACATCTTCCATAAAGTAATAGTGAAGTAGGCGGTTGAAAGGGTATGAACGAAAACCCACGAGCCTCTTAATAGCCCGACTACCTAATTCACACTTAATAAAATCTTCCGATAAAGTGGCGGAACTTAAAGATGCCCTTTAGGTCTCGCTCGCCTTCTCGGTTCTTAGCAACATTGTACATCATTTCAATGTATGATCCGTGTTTGTCAATAGTTTTTGATGATTCAATGTCTCCTTCTTTGGGCCACATAAGTAGCACTATATCTGCGTCATTCTCAATGTCCCCGGAGTCCTTTAAATCATACAGCATAAGTCCACCCTCTCTCTTAGCTCCCTCTCTACCTACTTGGCAAAGTAATACTATTGGAATATTTAGCTCAAGGGCTAACTGCTTGATCTTGTGGGACACGTCAGCGATGGCATTGTTCTTAGACATAGTGCCTCCGAAGGGAATCAATTGAAGATAGTCAATAATAAGCATCTTTATTCCCTTGTTCCGAACTAATGTTCGGGTCTGTGACGACAAGTCTTGTACGCTCTTGACGCTGTGTATTGTGCTAATGTTAAGGTCTTTTAGTTTATCCAAAGCATCGTTGACCGCAAGCACGTCTTCCTGGGTCGCTACGCCGTCTCTAAGGCGTCTTAGCCACACTTGAGACAAACAGCTCACGAATCGTTGTGTGATCTGTTTTTGGGGCATTTCTAGGGAAACTATGGCTACCGGCACATCGGACTGCATACTTGCTCGAAGAGCAAAGTTAAGTGCTAACTGCGACTTACCACAAGATGTGGGCGCAGCCAGCACCATAACCTCCCCAGGTGCTATACCATTATTCCCTAGTTTATCATCGAGATGTTCGATGTGAGTCTTTACTGCTTCTGAAACATACTCTCCAGACATCATTAGCTCGTAGTCCTTACGAAGCTGATCCACAGTATCGTTTAAATTCGTTGCCCGATTATTCTTTTCTGACATATTGACCATCTTGGATTCAATATCAGCACGAATAACATCGGGGTCTAAAGTCTCGGACAGAGCCTCTTCAGCTCCTTGCCGACAAGCTCTAGCAATTTTTCTAAGCTCTGACTTTTCCTTTACCAGGTTTGCAAAGTACTTCGCCGACACCGGAGTTTCTACCCGGTCAGCAATAGAATAGATGGCTGGAATACCACCTACTTCATCTACCTTTGAAGTCTTCTTGAGTTCTTCAAGTAAAGCAATTTCATTTATGTCCTCGCCCCTTTCGGCGATGGACGAAATGGAGTTAAAAATAAATTTGTTTCTCTCTAAATAAAAGTCATCAGCACTTATAATGCTGGAGATCGAGTCAAAGGTTTCAGTACCTTCGTCCTTGAAGCAACAAGCGATGAGTCCCTCTTCAGCTTCAATATTATTTGGGTGGATTATCTGATCGTTCATTTATTCGTTCTTTCATTATGTTAAGACATTGACCAAGGAATTTCATTTTGTCCTTATAAATGCCTGGGTTTTTTTCTTTTTTAAGTGCTTCGTAAGATCGTATTGCTACGTCTATTCCTTCTTGTAAATTGGATGTATATTTTGAAATCATAGAAAAATAATATATCACAGTTGTCATATAAAAAGGGACGCAGATAAATCTGCGCCCCCAAGTATATAACACAGAACTACTTCGATCTCTCTAACATTCCAAGAGCAATTAAGCTATAGCCAATTAAGTCCCGGTAGATGTCTTTAATGGAGTCCCCATTGTTATCGAGAGTTAGGTTTCCGTCGTTGCAGAATGACTTCATCCTTTGAAACTTGTCCTGCATACGCAAGGACAGTCCAAGTAATGGGTCAATTCCAAAATCCCTAGAACCATCAAAGTTCTCAAAGGGATTATCGCAGGACTTACCACCCGTGTAGTCTGAGTTTTTCTTACCAGTAAGGTCAAGTATTTCTTTAATCTCGGCTTGGCGAAATTCCTCCCACCATTTCTTGTTATAGATAACTTTGTGACCTTCTGACAATTGCTCTTCCGCCATTAAAAGGGTAGAGCTTCGCTCGAATGAGCTACTGCTGGAGCAGCTTCAGCTTCACGAGGTTTATCAACTGATAAGTTCAGATATTTTTTCCCAGCTTTGGAGACTTGTGACCAGGCGGAGAGATAAAACTCTTCGCCGTTCACATTAATCTTTCCCTTCAAGTCGGGATGTTTATCTGTTTTCTTTTCGGCGGGGAACAATGCTCCCCGGTTTGTATCGTCGTATTTTTGTTCTGACATATTATGTATGGTTATTGTTGAACTAGATTAATTCATCAAGCGATGGTGCGCTTGATCTAGGTTGTGCCGTAACTGGCTTTGATTTTCCGTGTGTGTTAGTAGCATCAGCGTCCTTCGTATCGTCGATACAAAACAGACCATTCAATGCGTACTTACGAGCATAGCTAGAGGCACTTCCAGAAATTTGGCTAACGTCCATTCCTTTCTTGTCTTCAGCTTCACGAGCATAAGCGCTAACGCTTAGTTGTGCGCCAACAAAGTCTACGACTGCTGCTGACGCTTTTACATACACCCTTCCCCCAATTTCTACGATTTCATCGTTGATTATTAGGGCCAGCTTTTCTTGATTAAGAAGTGGCTTGAGTGCTTCGAGGATGTCCTCGGCTGATCGGTACTTGTAATTACCGAACTTGTTTACTTGTCCCTTCGGAGCTACTAGCTTCGACTGAACTCTTTGTAGTCTCTCGACTAACGTGGTTGTATCTTCATTCATATTTTATTTTTATTAGTTTACGAAAAAGTTTTGCTCTGTCCTTTTCATTGGAACATTTTTCAAGCTCTTTCTTGCTCGCTCCTATGCGCTCCAACTCTGCTGTTTGTTCGGCAGATGTCAAGGTTCTTATAAATCTTTTTGTTAGTTGTGTAAGTCCCACCGGGTGAAGCACTTTTGTTTTTGCTTCATACAAATATTTAGCCATTGCTTCCAATGTTAATGGCAAAAAATATTTTTCTCCTTTGCACATTTTAAAATAAAAGTTTTCTACTTTACCCAGTAGACTGTTTGCTTGTCTCGATATAACTCCACGAACCATCCCGGTGTCGTGGTCGTGATCAAGAACCCAGTCGTCAGTAACAATGTCCAGTATTGGACACCTCTTGGGAGCGTTTTCTTCTCTGTACTTCTTTACTTTATCTTGAGACAAGTATGTCATTATAATTCTATTACGTCTATTATTTTTGCTGGCGACCCTCTCTTGAGGGTGCAGAATTTATTTCTACCAGGATTTGTTTTTGTAATTAATTTAACTGCGTCCTTACTATTATGCGCCCACTTAACTGTTGAGCTTGTAAAGTCTTCGGGCATATCAAAGTTCTTATAAATTATTTTATATCTCTGCACTATCTCTTGGGCTGAATGCACATTCTCTCAGTCCAGTAAAGTCTTGCAGCTTGTTTGGCTGCATCTAGATAATGTTTCTTTGCCTTCTCACTCCACCAAAGATGGTAGTGTTCAGCTGTGCTAGTACATATACTTACTGACAAACAGTCGGGGATGTAGTCCAGTTTTAAAAGTCTTTGTAGCATCCAACTTTCTATTATAAGTTGTTTGCAGTCCTTCGGGTAGAACACCCCGGAACCCTTGCAGTTACGAGTCTTATAATCAGCTAAGAATATTGTGCCGTCCTTACGTTTGCCTACGAAGTCTATGCTTCCAGCAATTTTAATACGAGGGTGTCCGACTACATACTCGGTAGCCATTACTTCAATGTCTTCTTCTTTTACCCACTTGACGAAGGGCATAGCCCAGTCGTCCCAAGGGGAGGCTTGATTGTTGTCATCTCCTTTAAGAATTTCTTCTATTCTTTTATGAATAGCAGTACCAAACTCCGAACTGGGAATGTCTTCTCCAGTCCAAGGATGCTTCCGAAAACCATAAGTCATATCCTTGATCTCTTGCCAGGATCTATCTTTTAAGTTCTCGTCCCTTGCTAGTTCAACTGTCTTGGACGGAATATAAATGGAGTCCAAGAATGAATCCTTAACTAAGCCAAGAACTGTTGTGACCGAGGGCCACGCTTTCTTGTTTTTTCTGGCTTGTGCCGGGGTATCAATCCCCTCTAAAAATCTTGGTAGCTTTTCGGCTGTGTAAAAGTGTGCCATAATTATTCATTTTTTACTAGTTCTTTTTAAATAAGTTCCTTCTCTTGCAGTAAAGATTTCCACCTAGCAAAGGTGCAAGGATGTATTCCCATTTTTCTGCAGCCTTCTCCAATAGTTTTACCACTTCGTTTCATATCTATGATTGATTCTATGATAAAAAGTTTTTGTTCAATGCTAAGTCTACTCCCTTTACCCGGTTTTTGAGAAGGCATAAAGTCTTTCTCGTCCGTGTCTTTAAGCGCCTTCTCATTCTCAAGATACTCACGTTCTATACGTTGATGCGCCCAAGCTATGAAGTCACTTATTGGATTAGATAATATTGATTCTGCTTCTCTCACAGCTCGTCGTTCTGTATTAATTCTGATATTGCTTCTCTGAAGACTCCTCTTGATCTTGCTCTATCAACTGAGGCATTGTCCCCATTAGTAACTTCGTAGTCAATATTTTTTATCATTTTATTTTCCTTGAAGAAATAATACGCCATCCAATGATCTCCTCTCCAGGATTGCGTATGTTGCCAATGGATATTATGTTTAATAACATAGTCAAGTATTTCTGTATCAGTCTCACTCTTTAGTTCTACTTGTTCGGGAATGATATAAACATCTCCGTCTTGTAGCTCGTGGAAGTAAGCGTCCTTGAATATAAGCCTAGAAGAAACTTGGACTTGTACTTGAACAATTTCTCCGTCGCCTAGTTGTTGACCCTCTGGGTATGTGTATGTTTTTATTTCTTTCATTATATTGCGTTGATTTTTTTCTTGACACCCGGTTTGGTGTTTTGTATAATTGATTTATAATCGCTTAAAGAGCAAGTATAAAGTAAGCGCCCCACAGCCCAAACTGTGGGGCTTATCTATGCGCTACATATTCTTACGATAAGGGCTATGAAGTAGAAGATAAGGAAGATTCCAAGCCCTACAAATATCCCACCTAAGAATCCATTAAGGAAGTTGATCATTGTGAACTCTGATTGGATTCGCTCCCTATTGAATTGATAAACTCTTTTAATATCTTTATCTCTTCGTTAATGACTTTTCGTTTATGAGTTAAGTGCTCAATTCGATTAGTCATATATTTACTTTCGTCACGCAAAAGATCAATTCTGATCTTTGTTCTTTCGATTCTGTACTCGTTGTAATCCATAATTTTATTGGTTGTGTATTCTGTTTAGTAATACTGTGAAAGCTTTTGCAGCCGTAGCTGGAACTACTCCGTTTCCCAGGAGCCTAAGTCTGTCCACCCTACTGGTAGACCCATTAGTTGCTCGACCCAGTCGGGGTTGAGCTTGCCAGTTGCTGTCCCGCAATGACCCGCTATCTCCTCCTCCAGGTTGGACTTGTTCCGATTCGCAAGTTGGTCTCGGTTCTTGTCCGTTATCTCTGGGTGAACCTTGTTGGCTCTTGGTGTGGGCCACGACTCTTGGCTCTTCCCAGTCGTACTGTTCGGATCCTGGTCGTGAGGGCCATCTTGTGATAGTGCAATTGACTCCTCGATGGCTACTTGTGATAGCATCACTTGGTTCTGAGTGCCACCCAAGATTCGAGGTCTCGATACTTTCTCCTCGCCGACTTGTGGCGTGGGCCAGTTCTTCTCCTCGTAAGTCTCCACGGCGTCCCTCAGTTTTGCACCGAAGGTTTGATTGCTCTTGTGTCTCTTGCTCTTGAATCCTTCGGAAGTCATCTCCGTCTGTATCCGTCCACCCTCGGCGTCCGAGGTTCTGGCTGTGGGCCAGTTCTGTGGTTGCATAACGTCCTCTCTGAGGTTTCTGCATCCACCCCTCTTCTTGCCTTCCTTCGCCATCTCCGAGGCTGACCTCGCCTTGGCTAGTTGTTCGGGAGTTCTGATCATCTCCCCCCTCTGAGCGTCCGTTACTTGTGGCGTAGCCCAAGATGTAGACTCTCTTTCTCTGATGAGGTGCGCCGACTTCTTCCGCTGAGAATATTCCAGCCGTTGCTCGGTAACCCAGTCCTTCCAACTCTCTGAGGACATATTGGAGAACTGATTCTCCGTCCCCGGTTTTGGCTGAGATGATTCCAGCCACGTTTTCGAGGAAAACAATTCGAGGTTGGCACTCTCTGATTCCTTCAGCAATGAAGGGGAAGAGGTGTCTTGGGTCGTCAGTTGCTTTACGTTTTCCAGCAGCCGAGAAGGGTTGGCACGGGAATCCTCCAGAGAGGATGTCCACGCATCCTCGAAACTTTCTGTATGGGAAGGTCTTAACGTCCGTGTAGATAGGTGTCTCATCCAAGAGACCCTCTTCCATCTTCGCAACCAGGTTGGCGATAGGGAATCCTTCCCTCTCCACGTAAGCGATTTCTCGCAGATTTGGGAGAACTCTTCGCAGTCCTTGTCCGATCCCTTCGTATCCAGTACAGAGACTGAGGTGTGTAATTGTTTCGGTAGTATCCACATATTTCCTTTCTGTTAGTTGGCTAAACATTCTTGATCTTCTTGGCAACCAAGCTCTCGGTATTCCCAAGTCTCGTCCTTGCCACCCTCATAGCGACCAGCGAAGCCCATTCCTGGTTCTTCGTACTCAGCCACGACTGTAATACCCTTCTTCTCAAGGGCGTCGTAGACCGGGAT